CTTGATGCTCAAGACTCAACAAGAAAACGAGAAGACTCCAAGTGCTGACCTGAAGCGTGAGATCAACCGATTGAACAACACGCAACAGGCTGTAAAAATCTTGCTCAACTCTCTTTATGGTGCGTTAGGCAATCAGTACTTCCGCTACTATGAGCTAGAGATGGCTGAGGGTATTACACTGTCTGGTCAGTTGTCGATTCGCTGGGCTGAGACTGCTATCAACCAGTATATGAATAAGTTGCTGAAGTCTGAAGATGATTATGTTATCGCTATCGACACGGACTCATTGTACGTTGACATGAAGCCTCTCGTTGATATGGTCAATCCTGCTGACCCAGTGAAGTTCCTTGACAAAGCATGTCAGGAGAAGTTTGAGCCTGTGTTGGAGCGAGCCTATGCGGAATTGTTCGAGCACATGAATGCATACGACAATCGCATGGTCATGGCACGTGAAGCTATCGCTGACCGTGGTGTTTGGACTGCTAAGAAGCGATACATTCTAAACGTGTACAACAACGAGGGTGTACAGTACGCAGAACCTAAACTCAAGATCATGGGCATCGAAGCGGTCAAGTCTTCTACTCCTCAAGTTGTTCGTGATAAGTTCAAACAAGCCTACAAGATTATCTTGAATGGCACCGAAGCTGAGTTACAGAAGTTCGTGTCAGATTTCTATGAAGAGTTCAAGAGTCTACCGGCTGAATCTGTTTCTTTCCCACGTGGCGTATCAGACTTGACAAAGTGGAAGGACTTTAGTACAATCTACAAGAAAGGTACGCCAATACACGTTCGTGGCGCACTGATGTTCAATAAGTACGCTAAAGAGAAGAAGGTTATGGTAGAAGAGGTCAAAGATGGCACAAAGGTCAAGTTCTGCTATCTCAAAACACCTAACCCGATGATGGAGAACGTGATAAGCTTCCCTCAATTCTTGCCTAAAGAATTTGAGTTGGATCAATACATTGACTATGAAACCCAGTTCGAAAAGACATTCAAAGAACCACTCAAGCTGGTCTCTGATGCGATTCACTGGAATCTTGATTACACTAATACCTTGGAGGCATTCTTTTCATGATGCAAGTACAGCTAAAAAGTGACAACCTTTACAAGCGTGACAGTAAGGGCAAAGTTCGAGTCTGGAACTACGAAACTGGTACAGATGGTGAACGTTGGGCATGGCGTACAAACGCTGGCATTAACGAGGGCAAAATTGTTACCTCTGAATGGAAGTTTGTAGAGCAAAAGAACGTAGGTCGAGCCAATGAGACTAGTCTCCAAGAGCAGGCTGAGTTCGAAGCGAATGCAGACTTCACTAAGAAACAGGAGACTGGATACTTCACAGATATTGATGCTGTGGATACCTTCTCTAAGTTTAAGCCTATGCTAGCTAACGAGTACGTTGCCGGTAAGGTAGACTTCGAGGACGATATCTACTCACAGCCAAAGCTAGATGGTATTCGTTGTATCGCACGTGCTGATGGTCTGTGGACTCGCCAGTTCAAGCCTATCGTGTCTTGCCCGCACATCGAACAAGCACTGGCTCCGTTCTTTAAGAAGTACCCAGACGCTATCCTAGACGGTGAGCTATACAACCACGATTTCAAGGATGACTTCAACAAGATCACTTCTATGGTACGTAAGTCTAAACTGAAGATTGATGACTTCGAAGAGAGTCGTAAATTTGTCCAATATCACGTGTACGACACTTTTATGGACGCCGACTTCTTTGATCGATACGACTGGCTGTTTGAGCAAGAGTTTACTGCTCCCATCAAGCTAGTACAGACTAACTGGGTATCCGGCGAAACTCGACTTGATGAGCTATACTCTGAGTATCTAGCCGATGGTTACGAAGGTCAGATGGTGCGTATCAATAAAGAGTACCAGAATAAACGCTCTAAATATCTCCTCAAGCGCAAAGAGTTTATCACAGAAGAGTATGGTGTTTGTGGTGTGTCAGAAGGTCAAGGCAATTGGTCTGGTGCGATTAAGCGTTTTCATTTATACGATGCACACGGTGTTGGTTTTGATGCGGGTGTGCGTGGTACGTATGAACAGATGAAAGAGCTATTTGAAAGTGGTGAGCAACCAGATTGGGCTACACTACGTTACTTTGCGTTAACGCCAGATGGCATTCCAAGATTCCCAGTTGTAATCGATTGGGGCACAGGTATACGAGAGGATTAATATGGAAGACTTTAACGACTTTGGCTTCACCGCTGTAGACGAAAACGAGCTAGAAGCGGTACAACAAGCGCAGACGGTAGTACAAGAAGCCAGTTCTACAGCAACCAGTACACAAGAGAGACTAGATGCCTTATACAATGCAGTTATGCCTCTACTGACAAACCTTAAAAAGAACCCAGAAAAGGAATATATCCTCTGGCCTAATCGCACAGAAAAGATTGAACAATTCGAAGCAAAACTACTTGACATTTACAAGGGGAAGTGATAATATGCTCAGTACATATAAAGTGTATGCGAATGGTAAGCATATCGTTGATGTAGTAGCCAGTAGCGCACAAAGTGCATGTAATCAAGCCTACATGGTTTACGGTGGTGCAAGTGCGTACTCTGGATACACAAAAGATTCGTTTACCGCAGTTAAAAAAACAGGAGTATAGAATGTCCCTAATTGAAAAACTAATGAAGAATAGCTCTATCAAGGCTACAGCGCCTATCAGTGAATCCAAAGTTTACGGTAAGAAAGAGATGGCGACTACGCCAGTTCCTATGGTAAACGTTGCACTCTCTGGTCGTGTTGATGGTGGCTTGGTGCCTGGCTTGCTAATGCTTGCTGGTCCATCTAAACACTTTAAGTCTGCGTTTGCTTTGATGATGGCAGCGGCTTACCAGAAGAAATATGATGATGCGGTTATTCTATTCTACGATTCAGAATTCGGTACACCTCAATCATATTTCGAATCTTTTGGTATTGACCTTGATCGTGTTGTCCATACGCCTATCACAGATGTAGAACAACTCAAGTTCGATATCATTAAACAGCTAGATGGCATTGATAAGAAAGACCATGTTTGTATCATCATCGACTCTATTGGTAACCTTGCGTCCAAGAAAGAAGTTGACGATGCTATGGATGGTAAGTCTGTTGCTGATATGTCACGTGCTAAACAAATGAAGTCTCTGTTCCGTATGGTGACACCTCATTTGAATTTGAAAGATATCCCATTGGTTGCAGTCAATCACACTTACAAAGAGATTGGCATGTTCCCTAAAGATATCGTGTCTGGTGGTACTGGCGCTTACTATAGTGCTGATGCTATCTGGATCATTGGTCGTAGACAAGAGAAAGAGGGCAATGAGATTGCTGGTTACCACTTCGTAATCAATATCGAAAAGTCTCGCCACGTTCGTGAGAAGTCTGCTATCCCAATTACTGTTACGTTTGAGGGTGGTATCTCTAAGTGGTCTGGTCTACTTGAGGTTGCTGAAAAGCTTGGCTATATCCATAAGCCTAAAGTTGGTTGGTACGAAGCACTTAATCCTAAGACTGGTGAAGTGATTAGTGAAAAACTGATGCGGGCTAAAGAAGTAAACTCTAATGGTGATTTCTGGAAGATGATGTTTACCAAAACTGATCTTGCAGATGCGATCAAAAAGCAGTATACTATAGCTAGTGGCAATCTTATATCAGAAGAGCCTCTAGACGAGGTTGAGGAAGTAGAGGATGAAAATCAAGCTTGAGGTTGAATTAGATACCTCTAAACCACAAGACGCTGAAGAGATTCGGCGTCTAGTGGAGCAACTAGAAGACATACTGAACTACATTGAGGAGCTAAAGGGCTAAGATGATTGAGAATACAATTTTATCCAACTTGATTATGAATGAAGACTATGCACGTAAGGTACTACCTTTCATTAAGCCAGAGTACTTCGGTGATCAGAATGAAATTGTACTATTCAATGAGGTAGCAAGCTACATTGATAAGTACAACGGCTTGCCTACCAAAGAAGCCCTACGTATTGCTATCAACGAGAAAGAAACCCTTAATGAAGAGCAATACAAGCAAGTCAATAATCTTATCGACAGCCTGACGTTAGAAGAGAAACCTGATATCAACTGGCTAGTCGATAAGACTGAAAAGTTCTGCCAAGACAAAGCTATCTACAATGCGGTACGTGAATCCATTCTTGTACTAGATGGTAAGCATAAAGAACTAGACAAGGGTGCAATACCAGAGCTTCTATCCAAAGCACTGGGTGTTACCTTTGATGGTTCGATTGGTCACGACTTCATTGCAGATGCCGCAGAGCGATACAAGTTCTACCACACAAAAGAAGACAAGATACCTTTTGACCTTGAACTATTCAACGAGATCACAAAGGGCGGGTTATCTCGTAAATCATTGTCTATAGCCCTAGCGGGTACCGGTGTTGGTAAGACTTTGTTTATGACTCACTGTGCGGCTGCTAACATGATGGCAGGGCAGAATGTTCTTTATATCACTATGGAGATGGCAGAAGAGCGTATTGCAGAGCGTATAGATGCGAATCTACTTGATTTGACTATCGACCAGCTACGTGAAGTGCCTAGAGAGACATACGCTAAACGTCTGAAACGAGTTAAAGACAAGACCACTGGTAAGTTGATTGTTAAAGAGTATCCTACTGCTTCGGCTGGTAGCGCACACTTCCGTCACTTATTGAATGAGTTGCGTCTAAAGAAAAACTTTGTTCCAGACATTGTGTATATCGATTATCTGAACATCTGTTCGAGTTCTCGTATGCGTATGGGTTCTAATGTCAACTCTTACACTATGATTAAGTCTATCGCTGAAGAGCTTCGTGGTCTTGCTGTAGAATTCAACGTGCCAATCATGTCTGCTACTCAGACTACCCGATCTGGTTATGAGAGTTCTGACCTAGAGCTTGGAGATACTTCGGAGTCGTTTGGTCTACCTGCTACTGCTGACTTTATGTTTGGTCTTATCTCAACAGAAGAGTTAGAAGGCTTAGGGCAACTCATGGTTAAGCAGTTGAAGAACCGTTGGGGTGACACAAACTATAAGAAGCGTTTCGTGGTTGGCATTGATCGTTCCAAGATGCGTCTGTATGATGCTGAAGAGTCCGCACAAGACTTGATGGATGACAGTGGTCCAGTTGCTGATAAGGGTGCAGTTGGTAAGCGAGTCAACAGCGAAAGACGTGATGATGGTGTAGTAAGCTTCCGTAAACGTGCAAATGACAAGCCAAACTTTGGTGGACTGAA